GGAAGTTTTCCTGCTTCTTCCAAGTTGAACTTTTCAGAATTCTGAATACGCAGTTTTTCGGCGTTCGGAACATAGCTAATATAATTATCGTATATATCTTCCAACTTTTGTGCTACTATGCTATAATTGGCATTAAACCATTGACCCTCTTTGACAAGCCAATCATTACACGCACTCGCGGGAACATTAACTAAAGTACCGGGCAACAAATTGGCCATATTCTCTGGCAAGAAATCGGCGTGGCCGCTCCAACCCGTTGTAAGAAGTGGCTTTCCGCTGAGTGTTGCTTCCAATAATGGACGACCGAAACCTTCACCGTGAGTCAAGCTTACATGCGATTTTACTTTTGGATGGTTGTATAGTCTATTAAGTTCCGTAGGAGTCAACTCCCCGTGAATAATATATATGTTTGGTAAAGCTCCAGACAATGGAGCACGGATGTCATTAATTTTCTTTAGTATCTCGGCCTTATCCATCTTTGAGAACGTAGCACCACTTGTTTTTAGTATCAATGCTGGTGGGTTCTTCTTATTTTTGAATACTTCACTAAAGAGTTTTACCAACATTCCCACATCTTTTCTATCTGCACCTAACTCACCTTGGATCCAATGACCGACAAACAAATAGCAGAATGTTTCTGGGATAGAATTCATCGCCACATCAATTTCTTGAGAAGGCTCTGAAGTTTTCTTGTAGACACCGGTATCTACACCCTCAAAAACGACTTCTATTGGCTTGTTGAGTTGGATTTTATCTGTCACGCCCGTTCTTTCGTCTCTGCGATCATATACAGTTTTGACAAATACTTCTTTAGAAAAGTTCGAAGGAACAATGTTTAGATTCATTCTATTCAGACCCTCAATCCATTCCGCTTTAGGAACGGTACTTTCAATACCAGCGGTTACACCGATGTTATATTTGCCTCTTGGCTGAAACTCGTTGGGAATAGAAACTTGAATAAACAACTCTGGCTGAGAAGTCAGGTTGGTAGTCAAAATTCTGCTCTTGATTTCTTTAACCATTGGTCTGCTTTCATCATCGAGCATTGTGTTGGGACATACTCCCCAACGCATAGGTACAATTTTGACATCAAACTTGTCCCACTTGATAATGTCAGACGCAATGGCAAAACAGTGATCACCATATCCACTTCTAGATGCCACTGGTCCCTGTATTACGCATACTGGTTTTATTTCGTTACTCATGTACAACCTTTATTAGTTTTTTATGGGTTTGTGCCAGCAGTGTTTAGACCTTCTTGTTCAGCAATGATAGCTTCCATTTCTCCTTTGACATCATTGATGCGATCCTTGAAGTCAGTCATTACTACTCGCTTTTCCATTTCAATTTCACGTAGTCTCTTAGCGAGTTCGTAGATTTTTGTCTTTGCTTCTTCTTTTGTTAATACTTTAGCCATATATTTTATATTAGTTGAATTTTGTTAATACTGCTTCTTTATCGATCTTTGGAATAGGAAATCCAAGGCTGTGGTTTGGCATATTGTGCCCAACATGTTCATCGTGGCGATGTATATTGAATCTTTCACGACCCTTCCAGCTTGTCATCATATCGTCAAGTCCCAACGCCATTTTTTCACACATACTTTCGGAACTTAACCCACCTGGACCACACATCCATTTTCTACCTTCCAATGCATAGGATCTTCTCTCTTCTTTGCTTAGTAGATACCAGTACATGAATGCTTCAGCACAATCTTCCCACTTACCATAGTCAGCAAGAATATACGGTGTAGGAATACTACCCTGCATCATTCTTGCACCCGGAAATATTGGTGTAACCCACTTGCCGTGCTTTTTGTATCTACCATCCGCATTAGTTCCCCAGCCATTATCAAACTGAACTGGGTTTCCAGCGTCGTCAACAAATCCGCATTGATCCTGCAATCCACCAGTGACGGTCACAATGATTGGTGTACCCGCCATAACACTTTCCGCCGTGGCAATACCAAATCCTTCATTATCCGAAAGATTGACTGTAACGTCAGCGATATTATATAACTGATTCATTCTTTCTGGCATTACCTTATCTACGCTGAATACCACATCATAGTTTGGACAAAACGCCTGCTTGCAAGCGGGTAGATCTGTGCCAGCGTCATCAACTGGGTTGGTATGCAAGAACAATACACACTTGGCTGCTTCTTCTTTTGGCAGATTGTCGCAGAATGCTCTATACGCGAGCATAATCGTGGATGTCTGTTTGCGGCGGATATTTCTGTTATTATAAAATATTACATACTTATAATCCTTCTTGAAATACTGTCTGCGGATAAGTTGAAGTTCATCTATCTCCGGTGCAGTTGTCAACGGACGGAATATTTTGCTATTGATACCGTGAGGTACATAAGAAACTTTCGTGGGATTATTCAATGCATTTCCCAGAACGTTCTTAACAATATTTTCCGTCTGCTTGCTGATACAACCAATCCAATCGCAAGACTCATAATATGGACGATTGTACATAGGATATGGTAGATCGTCCCAAATGCTATAAAAACCAATAGGTAACTTTTGACGAAGTTCACGTTCAATCTGATATAACCAAATCCAGAATCGTGGATCAGTAAAATGCAACAAAGCGTCCGGCTTTTCCATTTTGATTACTTCACCAAGAAGATTTGGGTCACCATAACCATCTACAGGATAAAGGCGAACGTATGAATCATCAATACCAGCAACTTGATTAGTTGCTTGATCGAGGTTCATGATCTTGCCTTTTTCGGGATGCGTGACGCTGCCCGCCATCTGCACCCAGTTATACTTATGAGATAACCCAGTAACAAACTCTCTTGCCATAGTAGCAATACCAGAATGCATTCTCAGGTCGTCGCAAAGTAGAATAATCTTCTTTCTGTCCTTTTGAGGAATATAACCATTTACCATATATAACCTTGTATTATGATTTAAATCTTTGTTCTGTCAATGTTTTAAAATGCAGAACCGCTAACTTGTAGAGCATTTTCTTCGTTGATCTTTTTTCTGAACTCGGGATCGTTGATATATAGATATACACAGCGATTAACGAGTTTTTGAAGTGTCATTCCGTTCGACAAGCCTGCTTCCTTGAAGGCAGTATATTTGTCCTTGAACAAATGAACAGAAGTGAATGACGTTTCGTGACTGGTTTTTAGTTTCATATATATTGAATGTTTTCTGTATATACATATATATGAAAATAAGTTTTGTATCTATATAAAAAATACTTTAGCCTTCTTTACCATTACAATAAAGATTACCTTCTGGACTCTTTAGCGTCTTGAACACGCAATACTTACAGTTCTTGCGAGCCTTTTCGGGGTTCTTGGGAAAGTGACCTTCTTTATTATACTCACCTTCTGCTGTAAAGCCGCTGTTGATAAACTCCAAAAACGCAGTTTCAACTTCTTTCATACTCAACTTACCATCCGGTGGTGATATACGCTGAATACGCTGTTGAGGAAACTCCACATCTTCTAATAGTTTACGCTTAACGACAAAGAACTCAACCTCAATCTCATTCATTGGTACCTTGAACATCTGATGATAGAATCGTTTGTATAATAACAACTGATCAATCTTGGTTCTATCCATCTTCTGATACTTGTTCCAGCCACGAGTGCTTGTCTTGAAGTCTAAAATAAGGATCTTTTGCGTAGCCTTGTCTTTGAGTACAATGTCAAGAAAGCCTTTATATAGTATAGTACCGCCACGAAGTGGGATCTCTAACGGCAATTCAATACCAACTACTTCATACTGTTTGCTTGGAAAGTGCTTTTTTCTAATAGCATAGCCGGTAACGTGGTCAAGAATGACCTTACCATCAGTTCTAAACTCTTCAACGATAGATGGAGTAATCAGGTCAAGATCTTCCAACTCACTCTCAGTCAACTTTAATTGATCATCGTTGGCAATCTTGAGATCTTTCAAACCTTCTTCGAATACTTTGGTAAACTCCGCATAATAATCAAAACTATCAGCGGCACTTGTATCTACATTGTATAATAATCTCAGATACTCTTGTAGAGCAGAATGTACTGCGTCACCAAATACTGTATGTATGCTTGCTTCATATGGAGCAAGTTTGTCTATATACGACAGTTTCCATTGCATCGGACACTTAAGCCACATAGCATATTGACTAAAACTTACCGACTTGATCTTTTTCTTTTCAGGTTCGGCAGTTTGTGGAGTAACAATCGCGGGTTCCTCGTAAAAATCGTTAGTAGACATACTTTATACACTATATCACAGCAATAGTGATGTCAAATGTAAAATTGTTATATTTATTTAGATAAACAAACTATGAACAATAAACCATTCACCCATATATTGCAGAAAAAAGGAATACTACGTACATTTTCTGTGGCAAAGGTTGTGAGAAAAAAAGACATAGAAGAGTTAAAAAGTATCATTAAGCAACTTGCGTCAAATGAAGAAGAGTATGATCAGATGTTGAAAGAAGAAATGGAACGTTTGAGCGACATGCATAACTCTGATAATCCAATACCCGGCATCATATATTCAGAAAGTGATAAAGATAAAAGAAGAAAGGTGTTGTATGTTATATCAGACAAGTTTGTTGAGAACTTGGGGAAACAGAAGTTTACCAAACAAGAACTTGCGTTGCTTATATCATCAATGATCGCCAAACTTGAGTTGGATCAAGACGATTTTGCCGCTCTCAACAAAGATCTTACAGAAGAACTTGAGAACTATGACGAGCGAGATTCGGATTATGACGATGAAGAAGATAAAGAATATGGTGAGGACGACGAAGAAGACGACTTCTGAAGAATATTGCACGCGGCAATAAACTCATCAACATATTCATTTAGCGTAGGATTGAGCAATAGTTCTCGTTCATTTATCGGCTTGCCTTCGCTTATATCTGGCCATTCTACAACAAAGTCTGCCGCCTTTTTGATCTTTGGATCATTTACTGCTTCGTGATCATTAGCGGGCTCTACAAACACTCTATTATCCGGTGGGAATGGATTTCTGAACATTGTATACTTGCTGATATGACACAGTTTGCCTTTCCACGTATCTTTCAACCACTGTAGTTCATCTACAGGGTAATGATCATATCGCACATCAGTAACGATATAGTAATCGGCGTCGCTGTTTTCTATCTCTCTGCTCGCAAGATTTGTCCAATACTTTCCCTCAGTTCTTCGGCGTTGAGCGTCACCATACCATACAAGCATTGGTCTGAACAAAGTCTTTTCGGCTGTATTCTGCGTGAACACATCAATATTCAGATAGTCTTTTAAGAATGCTTGGCAATCTAGTTTCAATGGACCGGCAAATGAAACTTTCTTGACCGAATATCCCGCCTGTTGAAGTTTAATCTCAAGTATACTGGCAAAGGTGTCTTTGCCACTTCGGCCAACGCCGGATAGTCCAATCACGTTTTTCATGCTTCAAGTAGTTCTTTGGTCTGTTTTTCTGTATAACCGTATTTGCCTATGATGTTTACAACATCGTCCTTTGTCAAGATAGATATATATTCCAATACATTTCTTTCACTGTCTTGGAAATGGGTGGACAACAGTCTCAACAACTGAGGATTATACTTTTCAGACTTTGACTTGATATATGGATAGAATGCTCTGCGTTTTGGTACAAACGCAATCAATACCTTATAAAAGTCCTTCGGAGACAAAACGCCACTATACTTTTGTACTTGGTTCACGGCATCAATAAGTTCAGGCTGCATGCTCAAAAATCGGCATACCATAAAGTTAGACCAACTTTTCTTGTCTGCATCAGACAGTTTGTCAAAATAATCAGGATCCTGTTTCTCACGAACGTGGTTGATATGATCAAACAGTCCTTTTGCCTTGGGAGCAGATTCTATTGTGGATTTCTTTGCTCTGGCCATTTTAGTTCTTGATCCAAACACGTTTATCGTACTGAACGAATACAGTCAATCCAAAACCGTTCTTGGCATTTGACCATACACCATTATCGCTCTTGGACGATGTGATTTTTGTAAATGATGCGGATGCATTGTCTACTGGTTTAGACATATAAAACTTTGCTCCAACCGCTAACTTACCAAACTCAACTTGTTTTGTTTCTGCGTTCATTTTCGGGCTCCTGTTTTTTTAGTTCCTTGACATTATCTTTATTATACTTAGCCAGCAGTTGTTGTAAGTGCTGCTCAAGTCTATGAAATCTTGATTGATATTCTGTATGTTTGTTATTTAGTTTATCCAACTTGACATTATGCTGCTTTATATTATCAAAAGCAATCTTTAATGTATCTGTTATCGCGTTTCCTGCTTCAGCGAGTGCTTTTTTATGAGCAACATCTTGTGCTTTTATCAGTTTATTCAGTTTATTGTTGGAATAAAATAAATAAGATACAAGTCCGAGCAATAGGAATAGTATAACATATACTGTAATCATATAAAAATAGTGCCATAACTATATGCTATAGCACTATGTTTGTCAAGAAGCCATTTTGCCTCTTACCTCCAGCACATTGTCCAAGAAGTGAACCCAACTTGGGTGATGTGCGATGTTGATGGTAGAACTGACTGGTATGGCTTTCGGTGCTTGTGGCTTGCGAATAAGTTTAAGACCGGCCTGTTCTGGCGTTCTGTCTGCTTTCTTGCTATTAATATCTTTATGGCACCATACCATATTCTCAAAAGTGTTTCTACCACCTTTGGTTCTAGGTATAACGTGATCCACATTACCTTCACGCCAAGAAAGTTGCTTGCCTGTGTATTGACATATACCACCATCTCGCTTACGAATACTTTCTTTAGTAGGACGAGGATTTATGACAGGCATCTTGCTATAGTTTGGTTGAATGATTACTCGCGGGGCACGAATAGCCATAGTAGACGTATGTATGGCAAGATCATATTCACGAATAGGTAGTTTTTGCCAAGTTTCCCAATCAACCGGCTGAACATATTCTGGGCTATCCCAGTCAACATTACCATCCTTATCAACCGGAAAGTTCATGTCAATAGCAAGAGCGGCAGGACTTTTGCCATCAATGCCGCCCATCATAGCAATAAACGCCTCTTTAACAGTTTTGGTGTTAAGAGCCTGCCATAATCCATTTAAGCATAGAACTGGTTGGTTGATAACATTCATATATCCTTTGTACTATAACTATGTACAAAAATTTATAAAAAGTAAAGAAGTATTTAATTCCATTTACCCAAAGTTTTTAAGAATGCTATTGCTTTTTGATCTGCTGACGCATGAATTTTTCTGGGCGCGACTTCAAGATGCTTTTCATAAATAGGCCACTGATCTTCCGTCAGAGTCTTTTCCGCTTCATACATAGCATTTAGATCTCTTGTATAATCTGGTAGCACGGCATCCTCTAATGGTAGTTTCATTTCTTTTCTGGCTTCGTATGCTTTAGAATGTGCTACAACTTTTCCACCGTTAGTAGGATGCCACATTATGCCTCCACCTTTTGACATATCCTGCCACCCAAATATCTTTGATATTTCTATGTTTTGCTGAACTTTGTTCATGGCATTAAACTACAACTTTTTCAAACCTGAAGTATGGATCAAAGTCGATCTCCATATCATCATCAAACAATATAATGGTCTTGTTGGCCTTTTGTATTGTTTTTGTAACGGTTAGTTTTTTTCCAGTGGATGAAACAACAACATCTCCAACTTCTAACTTCTTGGCGATCTTGTCGGTATATTCGGTTTTAGGTTTTGCCATCATAAATAAATATAAAATAAAAATTTATTAGTCGTATTTTGTTGCTAAATGCCAGTATCCGCAATAACCGCACTTGTATGGAGTTTTTGCTGATCTGTATTCAGATAATATTCTTCTCGCATCACGCAACGCATCACTGCGAGAACCATAGTTTGTTTTACTACCGCAGGAAAGTTTGTGATGATCATTTAAGAACTTGGTATAAGATTTTCTTGTAGTCATCTGCTGTTATTGGCTTACCGTCAAGCACTTTGAATACAATCGCAGATCTGCCTGTGCTGCCATGTGCTTGTAATATTTCTGCGGCAGCAAACTTGCGTGGCATTTTAGAACGAGCGGCGGCAAAAGCAAACAGTGCGTTCATTATGGTATGAACTTCTTTCATCGCATCGCATATGCGTGAAATATGCCCGATTGCCATATTTGCTATTTCGTAGTCAAACTTATGCGTAAGATAATCAAAGAACTCAGTATAGCCAGTAGGTTCGTGAGATAGTGTATGACGGTCCATAAACCAATCAATATATACATCAATTACCTTTTCTATGCTTGAGATTTCACTCTTGGCGCGATGCAGATACAAGTATTGAGCACTCTTGATCTTTAGAATATCCTGTTCGTCGTTGTAATACAGGCATATGCCCTCAAAGTCCCGCATATCAACCACTGCCTTCTGTAATTCGTCGATGGAGTTATAATTATAAAACTTTGGGCGGCGAAAGTTATAGTTTCTGGCAATATGGTTTAGTGAGTGCTGGTCTACAAGCGAATAGTCATCGTGTACAATTGCGGCAATAAGAACCATATCGGGCTCTTTGCCATAATCTAATACAATACGATTGGTAGGAGATAGCCACTCAAAGATATAAGAATGCTGAGTGGTGTCTTGCTTTTCAAGATATGATATAAACTTGGCATACTTATTTAGCAATACATCTATTTCGTGTGCGTTTTCTTGCCTACGAGCATCTGTCGTTCCTCTTGTACGAATAACAGTATGCCCCTTATATCTTGAGAATATAAGCGTAGAACCGTCCAACTTCTCAATCATTCTTGAACCAACGAGAGAAGACGGTGTGGGTGATATGTCAGGCTTTTCACCAAGGTTAAAAAACTTCTTGAAACTCAGTGAAACGGGATTTCCTTCCTTATCCCACAGTGAAGATCTAAAGATAAGATTCTGCTTGTTCCAAGTCGCTCCGATATGAATAGGTTGAATCAAATAGCACTCGTGCTCACCAACGAGATGCTGGTGAACCATAAAAGAGTTTCTATCTATAGACTGTATGTCTATTTTCATAGAACAAGCATACTATGGATATACTAAGTGTCAATAAAAAATCCCCCAAAATAACTTGGGGGATTTTGATATATCAATATTCTACAATATTACTTGGTAAGAATACGGCGCAAAGCAGCAACTGCTCTACCATCAAGGCGAACCTTGTTCATCTTCTTGGTGACGGGATTGATACCAGTCACACTAAGATGCATAATCTCATCCTTTACACCCTTTACAGGGCGAGTAAAAGAAAGAGAATACTTTCCGTTCTTGACGAATGTATTGATTTTGCGGCCATTCTTTGTCTTGGTTGTCTTAGTCATATGCGTATATTTTTTGTTTTTTATTATTCTTATGTTGAATAAGATAAATACAGTATGTAGATTACTCGCAGATTGTCAATAAACTTTCGCGTGAAATCTTATTTATAGCAAGTTCTTTCATCTTGAACTCAAAGTCGAGATGTAGATTGCCTTTGTAGTTGGCATAAATAGACGGCATCATAGTAGGAAAGTCGGCGTGAGCACGCGGATTTTTGCCGGGCAATGATTCGCTGAAATGAAACAACGGAATAACTCCAGTTGGCCAAGTTGATAGTGCTGTATCAAACGCAAACTCTTCGCTGGTTGAGTCTGGATTACACATATGGTGCAGATTATCAAATGTAATTGGAATACCCAGTCGCTTGTATGTGTTTTCATATAATGCCATTACACTCCAACTCTTTAGTTTGTCTTCGTTCTCCAACACTAAACGACTACGCACACCGTCGCTCATATTATGATATACTTTCTGGAATCTATCTGTTGTTTCGGCATAGTTACCATTGTTATAACAGTTCATATGAATATTAATCGGTGCTTCGTATGAACGAGGTAAATTAAGCATATCCATAATCATGGCGTGTTGATCCAAGTCTCGTATAGAGTTTTCAACAACTTTTGGATTTGGACTGGCAGGTACAACAAACTGGTCAGGATGCATGCTACAACGAATGTTATTGTCCTGTATGATCTTAGCGGCTGCTCTGAATTCCGAGTATATTTCTTCGGCGTTATAAAAATCATCCACAGTAAACTCCAGATCTGGGTGCGTCATCAATGGAAAAACATTACTACCAATGCGGTAATTCCAGTTATTAACCGCACACTCTCCAAGAATAGCACGAATAGTCTTAATATTATTCAATGAACGATCAGCAAGCACTTTCATAGCAACCTTGCTACCCAACTTCTTATATTGGGCATATGTCATTACATTGAACTTGATTTTATGCTCTTGTAGTCCTGTATGGATACAGCATAGCGATGGAGTAATATTAGATGGTAAAATCATACAATACATATTATACGGTAAAATGCTGTTGTCAAATCAATAAAAAAGAGCCTCGTGTGAGGCTCTTGATTATAACCAGTTTATGATATGTTATTAAAACTTGACGGTAACAAATCCACCAAGCCAACTATTGTTGGTTGTGACAGAGTTGTTGAGGTAGTTATGGCGATAGCCAGCACCAACAACAACATTCTTGGCTTCATACACCAAGTCCAGTTTACCAGTTAGGTAATAATACGAATCCTTGACTGGGCCACCACGGCGCTCTGGTAGAGCATCCTTGGCACCAACCCATCCAAGAGTAGCAGCAGGAACCAGCTTGAATCCCTTGGCGAGCAGGAAGAGGTTGATTGGCTGGCTGAGAGAGCCTTCAGCAAACACCTGACGCAGATTCAGGTCATATCCTGCTGCTACGGTTGGGCTCAAAAAAGCATCGTAAGCCAGAGATCCGAACACTTCAACACTATAATTTGTTTCGCCCTTTGCTGGTGCAGCCTTGGGGTAAAAATATCCCACGCCACCAACCTTGAGTGTAGTTGCCTTGTCAATAGTATATCCCTGCGTCAAGGCCACATCAAGCTCACGAACGGTTGTATTTAGATTATCAAAATCCCATAGACCGACGACACTCAAGCTGGTCTTAGATGGTAGATTGACGGTGACTTCGGAAGTACCTACATTGGTTCCTCCAGCTACACCACGAAATACATAGTCACTTTCAAATCCAGCAGTAGCTGATACTGTCTGGGAGAAAGAAACCGATGTGATCGCAATCAATCCTACGATTAGTTTAGTAATATATTTCTTCATATTTGTTTTATATTTAGTTATTGTTTCTTCACGTTTTTCGCAAAGTACCGATAACTATACGATATAAAATCTTTTATGTCAATATATAAAATGGTGGACGTGAGGGGAGTTGAACCCCTGTGCTGTATAATATAACTACAACCATATACATGCTTATCTCTTATAATCCGACTAAGTTTGGTAGAGCACCACTTAGAAGTTGAGGACTCGTGTTTCTCGCTGTTGTTACGACCCTCGTCCTTACAACAGCAAGCAGATGGTCGAGCGTTTTATTCTATATATCTGCGTCAATAGATAAAACGGGTAGCAACTTAGGCTACAGCAACTTCGCTCTTACGGCTTACGCTTAGGAACGATGTCTTAGCAAGATTTCTCTTAGCATTTATTTTTTCCAACGGGTATTATACAGAGACATTAGACTCTGTGCATGCGGACTGCATCTACACTATATAGTAGAATCCAGAACACGCCCATAATAAAAAATAGAAAACGTGTAGGGGCTAGGTGTTTGGGCACCGGCACCGGAAATACATTCGGGTATTTCATCCTATCCCAACAACTTCGGCTATTTAGACAAGAATAAAACTTGATGCCTACTATGATGTTATGTGAGAATAGTCGCAAGTTTTACAAACAACGACTCTTTTAACTACCCTACACGCTTCTAAAAGTGATTCAAAGAACGACAACTATAATTATCTAGATATATCGTCTTGTCAATACTTTTTATTTGAGGAAATTTTTATAAAAATTATATTCTGGTTGACATATACAATACTTAGAATAATATTTTTGTTTTTATGTATAAACTATTTCTTGATGATGTAAGAGAACCAGAGCAAGTGACTTGGGTAAAACTACCAGATGGTCCTTGGGAAATTGTGCGTAACTATGATCAATTCGTTGAGCATATCTCAAAGAATGGCATCCCATCATATGTTGCCTTTGATCACGACCTTGCAGAAGAGCATTATGGTGCTAACCCAAGAAGTGAATTCAAAGAGAAAACGGGATATCATTGTGCCAAGTGGCTGATTGAAAAGTGTATGAATGAAGACACAAACTTTCCGCACTATGTTGTTCATAGTATGAACCCAGTAGGAAAGATGAATATTACCAGTTTGGTTGAAAACTTCAAGAACACCATCAAGTGAAAAAGATCAGCCTTAAAAGTGCAGACCAAAAGATATGGTTTGTTTCCGATCTGCACCTTGGTCATAACAAGCCATTCATTCTTGGCCCAAGAAACTATTCCAATATAAATGAAGCATACGAACATACGC